GGAGTGGTCAACCCTTAATCGCTTGTGGTCAGATCAACACCCATGGAGGTGAACTCTCCCATGAGTGGAGTTGCGGATCGGCGAGTTAAGCCGTAATCCACCACCATAGTCTCTATGAAAGCCGGACTAGAGACTACGCTGCCCAATCTTAATTCCCTTGCTATCAAATATAGCTGGTTTAAAGATTCCCTATCGATAGGGTAGCGATTAAGTAGTGATTCCTCTTCCAGTGTGAAGTGCGAATAAATACCATCCGCCTCTACTAATGTAGGTGCTTCCTGTAACTGGACTGGTGTGAAGTTTTCGCGAAGACCATCTAAAAAAGGATGGTGTGGTTCGTGCTTCAACCCTTGAATCACTCCGCCGATAAATTTGTGAAATTTGACGTGTTGCGAAGTGGTGCGCCACTCAGCATCTGTCATACCCAATTGTCGTGGTGTCAAATCACCAAATGTTTTCCCCAAGCCTCGTATGATACAACCAATGTTGCGTACTGGGATGTAATTCCCAGCAGTGGTTCTCATGGGTGAAAACTTTAAAAATTGGATTTTCTCTGGCACATACTTTCCGGTGCCATCTACACACAAATCAACGGTGACCTTATGACCAACTAATTCTGCTCCCTTCACTATAGCCTTCTCAATAGGTAAAGTCGGTTCCCGAATAAGAACGTGAATAATAGCGAAGCAGATCAACACAGATGCTACTGTGTTTAGTATGGTCGTTAGTGCGGTGCCAGAACCCTCAAAGCATGTGGGGAACAATATCTTGAAAAATTGTTCATGGTCTTGGGGGTTTCGGCACAATATTGGTTGCCGGCATTGTTGCAAATAAAAGAAAGCCGACTCAGGATCTAGTTGATATAACATCCTGAAGACTAAAGAGAATATTAGTGGACCATTCGACGAATCACAACTACTAATATCTACATTAGCGTAACCAATACCACAGGGGAGATTCCAAGCAATAACACTATCGTCAGAGAAACAACCAAATACTATCGTATCGGGAGTTTGCTCTATTGATATCATGTGTTTAAACAAAGCTTCAATCTCTGTTGTCTTAGGGCACGTGAACGTATAACAATCAACTGTAGTGGATCGTCCACCTATATTATAAGTGCGTGTTATCCGGCCCTGTAACCGTTTCTTAACTATACCTATTAACGCTGGATCTAGAAATGATGATGTATCTCCGTATGACACAAAAATCCTTGACGGCTTCTCAGGATTAGCTTTATCAATCTCATCCTTCAAATAGGCAGTCGGTTGACACAACCCTGTCTTCGGTGCATACCGCACTCCTTCTAACACTCGAAGTCGTTGTTGCCTCTTGGGTCCCTCTAAATTAGCATAAGTCTCACGATTAATATAATCTGAGTATAATTTAGCATATATAGACCAAGCGCCATCGACTAAATTAGTGGCAGCTGTGTTAGCAAAGTCTGCCACTCTTCCGGGGATCCACCTACTGGTATCGTAAATCAACTGACCAATAGCATCCATAACTGGCATGTCCTTGAGTGGATGGCCACTTCTCCGCTCGAAAAAGCTGTGACCAAGGAGTGCCGCATGACCCTCGCAATACGGCAATTTAGATATGTAAAAAGAATCAGTTTGTCTACGCGTGTCTCTATTATCTGACAAGTGGTGCTCGTAGTATGGCTCCATCGTGACTCCCAGTAAAGATGTTACATTACTCGGCAAATCACCATGAACCTCTGCTACGTCGATCATCCAAGCTTGCTGATTTCTCCACAACTCGACTTCATTATCCCGAGCTCCTAGCAGCCGCTTCTGTATAGCGTCTAAATAGGACTGCGTATCGTATATATCAGATCTATCCCAACAACACGGTATTAAATCCATACCTACTGAAACATAATTCTTAGATAACTCAGCTCCTGCAATTGAATACTTACCATCATAGGAAAATCCTACAACATCCTGCAACATTTGTTGAGTTCCTAACTCTATACTCCTCTTATTCTCCCCAGAACCTAAGACTATGGTAATACCTGATTTTGTCTCAAATTTGTAACTCTGCTTACCTGCTACGATAACACGTGGTAGGTGACGTGCAGTACAATTTACTTTCAGGAAAGTGTCAGTCTGCTCTATACTATAATTACCGTACCATGCCGTTTTAAAGACATGGTGCGGATTCATCATAGGATCGCGATTCCCTAATAAATCTATGGATTGCTTCTTAGCTACCCAAGTGAGTATGAAATACTCAACTGTGCTCCTAAATAAGACTTCCATCTCCATATAAGCGTCATGCCCTAATAAATTACAAGCTTCAGAGAAAGCTTTCATGACGTAATTTCGGATCGCGCACTCAGTACTCTCCTTGTAATCAGGCTGTTGCCAATGTCTTTGCAACAACTTCAGTAAAGGTAATAAAACATAATGCTCACTTCTGTCGATATGTTTAATTTCCGAACTCCAATGTTTATATGAAAAAGCTGGTAACTTACATATTATCACGTGCGCTGGTAAAGGAAGTTGATGTAACGATGTCTCATCATTCATGTAATGAAAACCATCCTTAGACACCAACCAAGCACCTACAGTACCTGGCCACGTGACTACTTCATCACCTTGAGGACTAACGGCTATCTGAAAACCATTTGACCCATTTGATCTGACGAAGCATACCACACCATTGAAATTGAAACCTACCACATGTTTCTTTACTACCTTCACAACCTCCGCTTCCCCCAAAGCCGCATCAACTTCAGCGGCTTTTTCTGTTACTTCCACATCCTTCTCTCTTCTTTTCTCAGCCTCAGCAACCCGCCGGGCTGCATTGTCTGGATTCTTATGAGAAGTATCCTGTGATTTGTGGTTCTGAGCATTTATTGCCTCTTTGTGGTTGCGTTTGTTGGTGTCATTCACCAGCTTCTTGTCCACACTCTTATTGTCTTTCTTTACGTCATCTTCATTTGTATGTTCACCATGTGAACCGTTGAGTGAAGACCTAAATAAGTAGAAAGAATGAGAGTCACAACCACTGATGTCCAAGCTAACGCTAATACCGGACAAAATACCACCATACGCAGGGTCTTGATGTAAAAGCAAAATATTGTTGAACCGCCTGCACAACGGGTGGCGAAACAACTGACTAAAGGAGCTATCACAAGCTCCACATAACCTGTAACACAGGCAATCAGACGAGCATCTAAATACTCGCGGGACATCACAGGTGTCCCTACCTAGTGTGTGCTCACTAGATGCCTCACTACTGTGAGGACTTTGAAGGAGAAAATCAAAAAGAGCTTGCATCATAATTAAATTCATAATGCAAACCTCCTTTTGACTTTCTCTAAATTAATAGAGAAATTAAGCCAAAAGCGCCAGCTCCGAAGATCTCATACTTTCGTATGTCCGTTACGTGTCCCATTCCACCGGACTAGCTACGACTGACATCAAGTCGTAAATGCTGAAGATCATCTGCCGACAGGTTTGCGGTAATGTCTACAAAAAATCGGGTTATTATTTGGATTTACAGCTCCACACCACCCTAGGGGGATAACTATATGGCTATCTCACAGCTTATCCTACTGAAAGGAAAGTATCTTGGTCTCACGTGGTATCGCCAGAATCCCCTTCTGACCCAACCGTTCAACGCGAGATGGTACACGGTCCCCATCCATCCATCACTTTTACCACCAACTGCTTCTGGTGGTGATCAAAAATCGGTGATGAACTGCATAATCTTCCCACTGTGAAACCTCAACACTGTGATGGGCACACACCTCCGGTGTAGTGTCCATTAATATAACTAACCATGTACGAACAAAATATGTAATAAAACGAACAAAAACAACACAAACATAAAACATACAATTAATTTAGATAGCCATGCAGAGGAGCGCACCCTCTGGCTGATACTCAGATCAAATCTGGTGCTCAGCAACACCAGGATCTGTTAATTAACCAATAACAAAATGGAGAGTTCACCTCCACGCCAAAATGAAAGAGTGTGGTTGTCGGGCTTGGCCACCCGACCCCTTGTTGGTCTGGATTTTAAAATGAGCTCGTCACTACCAGGATGTGACTATGGCAAAGGTGGTGCTTCATTATTGTACCCACAAGTACAAACGCACCTACACAAAAAATGCCACGCTCGAAGACAATGATCTACGAACGAAACTTTAGCCAGTATTAGGCTAAAGCGGCCGTCAATGCGGCATTCATTAGGTCATGTCCTAAAGGAGATCCGAGAGCTTTCTTAGCTGCCTTCATGGAGTCAACATGGTGCCCATTAGGTTGAGTCGCATGCAACTGTCGCGATGAATGAAGAAAATTCGCAACTTGAGTGTGAAGTGAATCATGTCCTACAGAATCTGTGTGCAAAGCCTGAATAGCAGGTGCGGAGATGGTCCAGTGCTCAACACACTCAACATGAAAAGATATAGAGGCACTGGACGAGTTAAGGAAGTAACCTAACACACTAGGAGCATTACTGAACAGTTTATTACTACCGCCAGCACCCCCAACAGTAGATCCACTCTGATCGGCCCAATAATTTGGTGTCTCTACTGGGCCATACAACGAGGGAATAAAAGAATTGACTTCTACAACATTGTTCTTGTTAATGCTTTGCCTGATACAGTTAGGCGCAGTGTCAAGGTAATTTATAACAGCTGCTGGGCCCTTAACTGTCCAATCAACGTAACCTGCATTAAAGGCACGCTCAATGTCGTGAATGTACTTAAAGGTACCAGATTTGTAAAGCTCTGCACCCTCATAGGTGAATCTTAAACCAGAACCAGCACAAGCCCACTCATAACCACCAGAGACCCCAGTTCCAGATAAACTAGAAACAGCGTAAGGAGTATTGGTGACTAAATACGAAAGCGTGCCGTTAGTAACGACGTCAGTCCCAGCCACAGAGTTCTTGAAAGGTCCTGACATAAGGACCCCAGATGATGACTGTATAGCAAAAATAACAGATACGTATAAAGAGTCAGCGGCTATGCATGGAGAGCACATGAACGTCATGTAACAACCAGCTGGGATGCTAATTGATGTATTTGCTTTAGCCATAAATTTTTGGCTAGGTCTTGCACCCAGCAAGGATGACGCCACACCTTTCGAGACATCGAATGGCCGGACCATAGCCTTAACGGAGGCCACCACGGGATCGTTAGTAGGGACCGAAGGTCCCTGGCGACGCACGGCGGGCTTGCGCGCTGTCTTCTTAGTGACAGCCAATTGCCGTATTCGCTTGTTCAAGTTAGCAATAGCACGATCCTGCCTTTTGTTAACTTTAGAATTCTTATTGTTGTTCTTAACCCAAATTTACCTAATCCCGTAATAGAGTCACATCACGGGGGCAAGGGTAACAACCACTACATCTACGGTTGTCTCTTATAACGCGCCCTGTCCACTAAAGTCCACGCGGTAGGATGTTTGGCACCGCAGCACCTGGCCTCACTTACATCTCTCGAACCAATCAGGGTGTTTTCGTCATCTAGCATGTAGAACTAGAGCGTAACTACCACCCACGGGGCAGTTTGCCAGCCGTGTAATCACAGTCGCCGGACTTACCTCCGGAAAACCACACGAAATACGTGCGGGGCGCCACACGAAATCATTGAACAACTAATGATATCATGTGACTTACTTGGCTCCATTAAGACCAAATCAGTGTTTACGCTCTGAAAAATGACATAAGCGTATGGGGCACACCCTATGTTAGCCATAGCACTACCTATGGTTACCCTTGCGGGAAAACACGAAGCCCAAAGCCTCACCTAAAGTTATAAAGG